ACGCCCGTACGGTCGTAAAATTCAACCTTGGTCATTCTGCGGTCCATAATTCCCTCATACACGTCAATCTCGTATACATAAGCAAAGGCATCGAGCCGCTCCCGTTCCTCATCACTCCAAAACGGTAATACTTGCTCAGGCTTCATACGCTTAAACCGCAATGCTCCTGATTCGTCGATATACGGATGCAGATACCCAACGCCACCGGTCAATATGTCTTTCCCTACACTCTTAAGCTTACGCCGTACACTCGACGTAAAGACGTCTTTTATATCCTCGTCATCCGTTTCTACGACGAACGGTTTTGCCAGTAAGTAATTCACTTTCTGATCAACAAGGTCATCGAAACGATTGTCCACAATCTTATTGTTAGGCAAATTGGCCAGCACCACTGTTTTGCCACCTGTGTCAGTTACGGCTCGAGTCTTACGTAATATATCCTGCTCGCCTTGGTAATACCGGCGGCCTGTTATCATAGCTTTGCGTTCCTTACTGCTCATCCACTTTTGCAACTCACGGCTTAAAAACTGCCGCTTACTCATCGGTGCATTATCACGTAATGCCCGATTGATTATGTCAGTCCAAAACATTCTATACCCCCAAATCAAAAGAGAACCGCTCTACCCCAATATCTTCACAGGCATACCGCATAGCATCCATTAAGTGATTGTTATTGTCTTCCGGCTTCCCCGTATATCTGTCAAAACGGTCTTTCGCCCATTGATATACGCTTATTTCTTGTAAGAAGTTCACACACCTAGGGTGAATTATTAGCTCGTAGTTTTGTATTCTCTGGATCCCATTTAATATACTGTCCTTACCCTTTCGGGATTTTACAATTCGGGTTATCCCTGCTTGGTATAATTCTTCGATACTCTTAGGCTCGGCTGCGTCGGCCCGTATTCGCTCTTTGGCGTAGCCCATACCTTCGATGCGCTTAGCTAATTGTTGATTGGTTAACCCTGTTTGATACAACTCATCGAATACATATATTTTTTTATTCTTCTGATTCACCACTGAACAGAATAATGCAGCAGGATCTGTCGTATACCCGAAGTCCAAACCAAAGGCAGCCTCTACTCCTTCTTGATTTCTAATTTCATCACAGTCAAACACTTGTTCCTTCCAGTTTTCATATACAAGCCCATCAACAACACCCCAATCACCCTCACCTGCAACAGCGTAGCGTCTTGGGTTCTTCTTCATTTCTTCAAACAGGAGTAAATCCGATTGGCTTAGGAACTCGTTACATCGATAATTCGTTGTCATTGCCAGTACGTTCGGGTTGGGCGTATCAAAGAACCGCTTCTTCAACCAGTGCCTATCAGACCAAGGATTGAACGTTAAAACGACCTGATGATACATCCCTTCGGGCAATTGCCCACGAATGCTTTCATCAAGTCGGTTAAAGTCATCCTCTTTTGTTATCTCATACGCTTCCTCAATCC